GGCAGCTGTGCCTATCGTTGGTAAGTTTTTTAAATTAGCTAAAGTAGGTAAAACAGTAACCAAAGTTCCGATGATCAAAACAGATGATGTTGCTGGCAAACCAGAGTGGTTTGATGCATTAGTTAACAAAGTTATTGCAGAGGGTGATGACGTCACTAAAAAATTTGCAACAGGTGAGAGACAATCTATTCACCAGAAAACACTTGATGATGGTTCCGTGGTCCGAGTTACAGAAGACATAGATGATGGTGCTGTAAGAGTTGAGTATGAGAGTGAGGCTAACGTATTCGGTGATCCAGTGCAGTTGCAATACAAAAAACCATTACCGGATGAGGGTGATCCAAGACCAACAGCAGAATTTACCACAGCAGAGTCAGGCCCGGTTGGTAGACAATCAGGTCCAGATGATTATGATTTAGATGTAGATGAAGTTGGTGGTACAAGTATCAGAGATCTAGATTCTGATGTATCAAAACTAAAAGAATACGCTACAGGCAAGGGACCTACTATGAGAGAGATTGTCCAGAATAAAAAAAGAAGAGATAAAGCTCAAAGAATAACTGAAGATCCTGAAGCTCAAACAGATGCAGTGATTAGAAGACAAGGTGAGATGCTTGATGTAGATCCAGATCCAGACTTTGCATCAGGCGGTATTGCTAGAATGTTAGGAGAATAATGACTCCAAAAGAATACAAACAGATGATGAATTACCTGACTCGTTCAGGCATTAAAGATCAGGTCAAGTTTGCATCAGACATTGGAAAGCCAGTAGATAAATTTGAAATTCAACAGATAAAATTATTTAACGAGTTTAATACTCGTAATCCAAGAACAGGAAAAGCAGGTGGTGGTATGTTAGTGCAACCAGGTTTTGGTGGCACGAGGCAGGGGTATAGTGGTGAGTTTGGACCTAATATTAGAAAAGCAACTCTGACAGATTCTTTTGAAGTTCAGGTTATTAGAGGAGGAGTAGGTGGAGGAAAAAAAGGAAAAGGTCAAAGATTTTATAAAACATTTAATTTTGATGATTATGGCGGTAAGGCAGGAGCTTTAAAAGCTGCAGAGAAGTATAGAGATTCTATAAAAAATCTTCCAAAAGCAACAGGAAAAGTTATAACAGATAAAGTTTTAGAAGCTCGAAAAAAAAGAAAAGGAAAAATATCAGAGACAGGTAAAAAAGCTGAGATTAGAAAAATATTAAATAAATTTATAGCAGAGGGTAAAACTTCTTTTTCTAATGAGGACGTTAGAAATTTAATTGACAAAGATTTATTTGATACAGATAAAAATTTTAGAACTGCAGTAGATGTTGTAAAAAAAGAAAATGCATTTAAAAATTTAAATTTTATAGTAAAACAAAGAGATCGAGCAGATTTTTTTACAGATCCTTTTATAAGAAATAAAATAAAAGAAAATTACAAAAAATTAAAACAAAAAAACCTTGCAAAATTAGTTTTTCCAGATGACCCTCTCACCACATCTAAAACTAGACTAAATACTATTTTAACAGACATGGCAAATAAAGGTGAGATAGAAAAAAGAAAAGTAGGAGAATTTTCTGAAGAAAGAATTCAAGAATTTGACCCTTCTCCAAAGGCAGAAAAAAAAGCTAGAGTTGCTAAAAGTAGAAGAAAGAAAATAGATATTTTAGGTGCTAAAGATTATGAAAAAGAACTTTATAATTTTAAAAAAGAAGTTCAAGCAGGGTTAGGTTTAGAAAAAATAGAATCTAGCGGTAGAATAAGTGGAAAATCTTTTTTATTTGATCCTATTGATATGGGACACCAATCTAGCATTAAACAATTAAAAGCATTAAAACAAAAATTAAGACCTGAAGATTTAACTCCTCAATTTTACAGAGCTAACAGAGAGGGTATTAAAAAATTTGAAGGAGGAGTAAAAACTTTAGAAAAAGCGTTAGACAAAAATTTTTATCCAGAACAAAAAAAATTATACAAACAAGCTCAAAAATTTATTGATGCAGAGCAAGAAGTTCCAGAAAATTTACAAAATAAAATTATAAAATCAAATGAAGATATACAAAAATTCATAGATGACACAGTTAAAAAATATCCTTTATTAAAAAATAGAGTTAATGCAATTACTATAGATCCTATTAATTTAAATGTAAAAAGAGGTGAAAGTGTTTTAAAACAATTAGGGGTAGGTTTAGTAGATCAAGATTTAGGTAATATTAAAATAAACAGTCTTGATGATTTAACTATTAAAGCTAATCTTGCTGAACAAACTTTAAAAGAAGCAGTTGATGCAGGTTTAATTAATGAAAAAGTAGGGAGACAAAGATTAAATAAATTTTTAAATGTTAAACCATCAACATTAAAAACAGGAACAGAGGGTTTTGTTGACAGACAACTTTTAACTGACGCTGGAAAATTTTTAGGAAGAGCCGCACAAGCTGGTTTTTTAACTCCAACTGGAGTTGCTGCCACAACTCTTGGACTTGGTGGACTAGATTTAACATCTCCAGTAGGTAGATTAAGTTTAGGAGCAGAATTAGCTGCTGCACCCGAACTTGTTAAGGCAAGTATTGGTGCAACAAAAGGAATAAAAAATAGAGCTTTACAAAAAGGTATACAACAAGCTTTAAACTTAGGTTTACCAACTAGACTTGCGTTAAGGGCTGCAAGAATAGCATCACCTATTGGTATTGCAACTCTTGCTGGTGAGGGTTTATATCAAGCAGGTAAATTTAGTAGAGATAGAATCAGAGAATTACAAGCAATGACACCAGAACAAAGGCAACAGTTAAGAGCCGAACAGTCTGCTCTTGCATTTGAAGGTGCGAGAGATGGCGGATTGATTGGAAAAAAATCAGGCCCACCACCGATATCAGGACCCACTCCACATGGAGACGAGGGGTTGCCAGCAGCGTTTAAAAATGTTAGGAAGAGATAGGAGTATTAAATGGCAGAAATAGACAAAGGACTCCCGAACACTAGAAACAAAGAAGAAATACCTTCACAAGAGGAGATTCAAGATGTTGCTGTTCAGGAACCAGTAGAAGAAAAAGGACCGATCGAGGTTATTCCAGAAGAAGACGGTGGTGTAACACTAGACTACGAACCAGGTGCAATTAATATACCTGGAACAGAAAATCATTTTGATAATTTAGCAGAACTTTTACCTGACGATGTATTAGAGCCAATCGGAAACGAGATGACTCAAAACTACATGGACTACAAAGCATCACGAAAAGAATGGGAACAATCTTATATTACAGGTTTAGATCTACTTGGTTTTAAATACGAAAATAGAACAGAACCATTTCAAGGAGCTTCAGGTGCAACACACCCAGTGTTAGCAGAAGCAGTAACACAGTTTCAAGCTCAAGCATACAAAGAATTACTACCAGCAGACGGACCAGTTAGAACACAAATCATTGGTGTTAAAAATCCACAAACAGAACAACAAGCTAATCGTGTTAAAGATTTTATGAATTATTTAATTATGGATGAAATGAAAGAATACGAAGCAGAGTTTGACTCGATGTTATTTCATTTACCACTTGCAGGTTCAACATTTAAAAAAGTTTATTACGATGTGCCTATGGGTAGAGCCGTATCAAAATTTGTGCCAGCAGATGAATTGGTTGTGCCGTATACAGCAACAAGTTTAGATGATGCAGAAGCAGTTATACACACATTAAAAATTTCAGAAAATGAATTACGAAAACAACAAGTCAACGGTTTTTACAGAGATGTAGAATTAGGACCTCCAGGTCATGTTGAAAAAAATGATTTAGAAAAAAAAGAACGTGAGTTAGATGGCACGAAAAAAACAGGTAAGAACGAACCAGTTTATACTTTGTTAGAGTGTCATGTAAATTTAGATTTAGAAGGTTTTGAAGAGGTTGGTCCTGAAGGCGAACCAACTGGAATAAAATTGCCCTACATTGTAACTGTAGAAGAAGGCAGCCGAATAGTCCTCTCCATACGGAGAAACTATGCGCCCAATGATCTAAAGAAAAATAAGATCCAATATTTTGTCCACTTCAAGTT